AAAGAACTTTAAACCCTATCCTAAGCAACTAGAGTTTATGAACGACAAACACAAAGTTGTGGCTCTCTTTGGGGGTAATCAGTCAGGTAAAACTACGGTTGGTTCTGCCTTTTGTGCCTATCATTTGACGGGAGAATACCCCTCTTGGTACAAAGGTATCAAATTTGACAAGCCCGTAACGGTTTGGGTTGCAGGAGAGTCCTCTACTCGTGTTCGAGATACCCTTCAAGAAAAACTATTTGGCCCATTAGGCGAGTGGGGAACGGGTTTAATACCCAAACAAGCCATTGTTGGCGAACCAATACGCAAAGGTGGTATCCCACACGCCATAGATATAGCAAGAGTTAGGCACAAAACAGGTGGAACAAGTATAATTCAGTTCTTTTCTTACGACCAAGGGCGAGAAAAGTTTCAAGGGAGTACGGTAGACCTTGTTTGGTGTGATGAAGAACCCCCTGAAGACATCTATAAAGAGGCCAAAATGCGTACTATAGCCGTTTCAGGGTATGTTTTCCTAACATTCACCCCTTTGAGAGGTATAACGCCCCTATGCGATGAAATGATAGGTAATAAAGACGATATTTATGGAGTACATTACCTAACTTGGGATGATGTCACCCACTTATCTGAAGTAGACAAGCAAATGCAGGTTGCGGGGCTGGGCCCCCACGAAATAGAAAGCCGTAAATACGGAAAACCGAGTATTGGTTCGGGTAAAATCTATCAATTCGATGAATCCGAATATACGGTAAGCGATTTTACGATTCATCCTAAGTGGAGAACCGTTGCGGGTCTTGATGTGGGTATATCGCATCCAACTTGTGCGGTTAAATTGTCTATTGATGACGAATCGGGTGTTGGATATATCCACCAAGAGTATAAAATGTCAGGTGAAACTTCTGTTTATCACGCTTATAAACTAAAAGATTGGCCCTGTAGGTTTTCTATTGACCCAAATTCTCGTCAGCGTTCTATTGCAAGTGGTGACTCTCCCTACAAAATGTTTCAAGACATTATGGGAGATGATCGGTTGATGGCTGCAGACAATAGGGTAAACTATGGTATATCACTAATTAGAGCAAAAATCGCTACCGAGCAACTCTACATTTTTGAGTCTTGCGTAGAAACCTTAAAGGAAATGCGTTTGTATCGCTTCAAAGAAAACGGAGACATACACAAAGTCGATGACGATTTAATGGATGCGTTGAGATATTGTGTTACGGCTTGGGACAAAGCGGTATCACCCCCTGAATTAAATCGAAGATATGAGTTAAACTATGAATGGAAGCCAACTAATAAAAGAATCGGTTACTAGGAGATATAATGGGTCAAGAATTTGGAACTATTGAAGCGGGTAAGCCATCTAGTATTACTACGGGTTTATCTAAATTAGTTCAAGATAAATTTACTTGGTGCAGGAACTTACGCTTTTTACAGCAAGAGAAATGGCTATCTGCAAAGATGGCTTTTGACGGAATTGATTACTACGGTTCAGATGAAGAAGCCAATCAATCTGGCATTTATTTAAACTTTACCCAGATGAAAACGATGGCTGCTTATTCTCAAATTATGTCTACAATGACTGGCCCGCAGGGTTACCCTTGGTATGTTAAACCAACGCCTGATCCAGAATTGGTTAGGTTAGGGTTTACCAATACGCAAGAAGCCGAAAAAAATCCATTACTGCCTCCAAATTTAAAAGAAAATATCTTAAAAGCCAATATTGCTTGTGATGGTATGCGAGTAAAGATTGCAGACAACCTAGAAGAAACACACTGGGAAGAGAAGTTTGCAAGAGGTGTTTTGGATATGGTTATCCTTGGTACTATGGTTGTCAAAGGGCCTTTCTCTGCACCGCCAGACCCAAAGAAATGGATGCTTGTAGACGAAGAAGAAGAAGGTGGCGTTATAAACAAGATTAAAGATGCTATTGGCATAATAAAGCCTAAAAAGCAAACCTATAAACTTGTATCCTCAGATGAAGACCCACGACCTGACTTTGAAATTGTTTCTCCATTTGAGTTTTATCCAGACCCGTCTGCTTTTTGCATTGAAGATTGTATGTGGGTGGTTCATCGTAGGGTATTGAACAAATCACAACTTGTTGATTTGGCAAAAGTAGATGGCTTTAGACCTGAAGAAATCGAAAAATGTTTAGATGCTTACCCCAAGGGAAACTGGACGGCAGAGACTTGGGAATCCCGTGTCTACGCCCTCAACCAAAGGCAAACTCCTTTATCAAGGGGTGATCGTTTCGTAGCCCTCGAATATTGGGGTTATGTTTCGGGTAGAGAGTTGGAACTTGCAGGCGTAGATATGCCTAATGGTTACGACAAACACAAGCAATATATGGCTTGTATTTGGTCGATTGGTTCTTACTGTATTAAAATTGCTATAAGTCAACTTGAGAAACCTTACATTCCATTTTTGGTTTGCCCTTACGAAAAAGTTTTGTACAACGTATGGGGTCGTGGTATTCCAGAAAAGATGCGTGACCCACAGGACATCGTTAATGCGGCTGCGAGAGCAATGGTCGATAATATGGGTATTGCCGCAGGGCCTCAGGTCATTTATGACACGAGCCGAATGATTAATGGATTTAAGTTTGAAGGTATTAAGCCTTGGGGTGTTTGGCCGCTTAAGACCCTTGAGGGTATTACGACTCCTCCCGTTACATTTGTTCCAGTTCCAAGTATCCTGAATGAACTAAAACTTCTTCAAGATAACTTTAAGGTATTTATTCAAGAAGTAACCTCGATGCCCGATATGACTTCTGGTTTTTCTAACTCAGCATCTGGACAGCACAACCGTACCGCTTCGGGTATGAGTATGCTATTTAATGCTGCAACAACTTACACGAAGGGTGTTGTATTTAACATTGATAACAATATTACTAAACCTATGATTAGGCGCATATACGATTGGAATATGCAGTATTCCAACGATATGATGATTAAGGGCGACTTTAGCATAAGTGCTGGCGGTGTTACACGACTTATGCAAAACGAAAGCAAAGAAGGTTCTATGCAGCAACTTGTTCAGTTGGTGCAAGACCCAGACTTTAAACCGTATATTAATAAGATTGCTATCCTTAAGGAATGGGTTAGAATACACGGATTTGACGATACGGATATGATTAACTCCGATGAACAAGCCGATCAAATCAAGCAGAATATGATGCAACAAGAAGCGCAAATGGAACACCTAAAGAACGTTCCAAGACTTCGTGCTGAAATGCCCAGACCTGATGCATTACTTGAAATGCTTCAAAACACAGAGCCTTCAAGCCCTGCGTATCCTGCCATTTACGAACAAGTTGCCTTGTCTCAAGATGCGATGACTCCATCTATGAAATTAGCCTTAGATATTATTAAGGCACAGACACTTGCCGCATCTCAACAGCAACTGCAATTGCCACAGGAACTTTCAACACAAGGACAACCGCTTCCTACGGATTTCCAACGAGCAGGTGGTTTCCCAGAAACTGTTCCAGAACAAGTTCCAAATGCGCCTCAACAAGGTATGCCTATGCCACCGCAAGGTATGCCTATGCCACCTCAACAAGGTATGCCACAATAGTTGTGGTATAGTATTAAGTATTGGGAACACACAACTTGAACAATAAAGTTAAGTTACTAGAAGAAATTAAACCAATTGTAAATAGCCCCTATTGGGCTAAGTTACAAATTTTAATTGCTGATATGATTGCTGATAAGCGAGATTCCCTAGAGAGAGTCTCTACCTTTGAAGAAGTGCTGAAGGCTCGTGGAAGTATTGAAGCCCTACGAGAGATAAGCGAACTAGATAAAGCCATCAATTTTATTGATGAGGCCACTAAGCCACAATTCCGTGACCGTGAGCCCAAATTATATGACCAAGCCACCTAGGCCGTCAGGAGAAAGATATGCCAAGTAAACGTGACGAAATCCGTGAAAACGCTAAAAGAGCCGATACTCTTGCACAGCAGTTAGCGGCAGAAGGCGGTTTGTTTCCATCTGAAGGTGCAAAATCTAAGATGTTTACAAATCAAGTGCCAGACTTTTCTGCCCCGACCACTGAACCTGTAGCCGAAGTCACATCGGAAACACAAGTAGAACCTCAAACAACACAAGCAGCAACAAGTCCGAGTGCCAACGAAACCCAATCTGCTGAAACCATTGAGGATGTTCTTGTATCTGAAAAGCAATACAAGGCTGCTGTTAAGGCAATGAATGATGCACAGCGTAAGGCTGCTGATGCTGAAAAATTGTTGAACCAACAGAATGTAGAACACGAAAGATTTAAAGCCGAGTTACAGGCTATCAAACAACAAATGAACCAACCCACACAGGTAAATAATACTTCTCTTGTAAGCCAAGCATTAGAAAGATGGAAAGAAGAATATCCCGATACGGTTAATATTAATCTTGAAACTGCAAATGCCGTTAAACAAGAAGTCCAACAAATGATTGATTCAAGACTTTACAGCGTAGAATCGCAACTTAAAACATCCCGTGAAGAGCAAGAACATTTTAAAATTCTTGAGCAAGTACGGTTACGAGATGAAAAGATTAAACAACATCATAATGACTATGATGACGTTCGATTATCTGACGACTTTAAAACTTGGGTTTATGGCGAAGCACCATCTATTTACCAAGGCGTGTACGAAGGAACCATCCCTTTTAACGACAGGGATGCTGTAAAAATTATGGATGATTTTAAAACTTACAAAGGTTCAGTTGGTTCAAATAAGCCTGTCGTTTCACGGCCCAAACCAAGCGCAGCCGAAGTTTCTCCAAAGATTAACTCTGCTGTTAGTTCGGATATGGGTCAAACTATTGAAACCGAATTTACTGCTGAAGACTTACAACGACTTCCCTATATGGTTAACAGAATGAAAAACCCTGCTGAACGCAAGGCGTTAATGGATAGGGCTGATAAGTTTATGTCTAGGCAATTGTCAAAAACCAAATAACTTAAGGAAATAACAAATGGCAACCTATAATTTATCAACAGGTTCCGATGGTTACTACCAAAGAGGCTCTACGGAATACACCGTTCTTTCTAAGACGGTTGATTTTGCAAAGTTCACGGGTAGTGCTGCTGGAGCCGATGGCGAAACTGCTACTATTATTAGCATTCCTGCCAACTTTCAAATCCAAAGCGTATCAGTCGCTATTGGAACTCCTTCAACCACTGCAAGTTCGGCTATTACCGTAGAAGATGCTGCTGGTACGGATTATGTCACTAGTTTTGATGTAACTCAAGCCATTACTGTAACTGCAACTGGGGGTACACCTAAGTTTTATAACGCTGCAACCACCATTCAAGTGTTGCTCGGCCCTTCAACTACGGTTGCACCGCTTAACGGAATCGTGACTGTTTATGTCACTGGTTTCTCTTGCTAATTTTTTTTAACTAACTAAAGGAATTTTAAAATGGGTTTACAAGTTACACGAAGTGGTGCGAACCTTTCG